TTTTTTCTTTCCCAATGCGCTTTTGTTATCCCTAAAGATATCAGCGCGTTTTTAACATCTTGATAGTCCTTGTGAGAAAACTTCCCACAAAGACCGAAAATATGAGCATGAGTCCCATCAATGAAAACAGATAAGCAATAATCATACGGATCACCGTACACATTAAAACTTGCTCCGCCCCGAATGATTAAGGTCTTATGCTCAACGTGAATCATTACCCAGCTGTTTCCGCTTCTAATTCAGCCACTAGAGAATTATCATCGGCTTTAGTCGCTTTGATTTTTTCTAGAAGTTGAGCTTTTGCCGTCTTAACTTCAGCTGCGATCATTGCTGGAATTGAGTCTACTGCGCTCTGCAATTCTGCCACTTTGCCCTCTAGGAGCGCGACTTGTGCCAAAAAAGGCTTAGCCACTAATTCCTTTTCAGCTTGTAAATCTGCCTCAGTGTAGATCTTGTCAGTCGCAGGAATGCCAGCTTGTGCTAGGCCTAAATCAAAACCTTTGTCCTCAGCGGCTTTTAAATCAATCGCTAGTTGAATTTCCATTTCAGCAAGTTCATTAAGTTGTGATGATTTAAGCAACTCAACTTCACCTTTTTGTTGTGCAGCGTTTGCCTCAATAACTTCGATCTTGCTGTTAAACTCAGCTTCAATTGATAGTTTTTTAGCTTCTAATTTTTCTAAAATTCCCATAGTGCCCTCCTTGTTTGTTACCGCTTAATTGCGGTTATTATTTGTCTCTTAAATTTGTAATTTCATCGTCATGGCGCTCTAGCCATTTTTCATGCCACGTCACTTTTTCAATTATCGTTGCTATTTTTTCGTTCAATTCATTCACTGAATTTTTCAAACTAGAAAGTACTCCGACGCCATATGCGGCTATTCCGATTATCAATGCTTGAAGTGCCCATTCTATAAATTTGTTAAAGTCCATGGTGAGCCTCCTTTATTTAATCTTGTAAATTGAGACGCTAGATCCCGTATCACCCAAAGCTGTCACCCCTGAATTAGATCTTAGTGATATTACCTGCCCTGATCTCAATCCTACAGCCATCACACATCCTGATTTAAACGTTGTTGTGTCGGCTGTAAAAAGCGCAAATCCAGTTGGTTGTGCGGCATCAACGTAAACATGATACGTACCTGAGCCAGAGCTATTAATTAAAACAGCACACACCATGTAATCACCTTGGTGAGGTACAGGATATGTCGATCCAGTCCACACACCATGAGAATCTTTAATAGAGGTAAGCGGTAGGTTAGTTGTTGCTCCAGTAAGAACTTGGTTTGAAGAAACGTATCCTTTAAAGGATGCCAAATCAGTCGCTGATGTTACATATGACCCGCCACCACTTCTCTTAATTGTAAAGCGTCGAAGTGAACCAATGCCTTGGGTGCCTTCTGTTTGCGCCCGCGCCTGTACTGTCTGGCCAGCATTTAAACATACAGTCGCCGTTCCATTGGCCACGCCGCCTGCGGAGCCAGATCCCATTCCCCGTCCAATGAGGACTTCTGAGCCGCCATCAATTCTATAGGCCACATCGATATATGCTGCCGCCGGTGAGTTTTGATTTGCTAAAACCTGAATGTCATAACAATCAGCAGTTTTAATAGTATATGTATCAGTTCCATTCCAACCCGCTACGTGATCAACGGTCGGTGTTGACCATGTCAGCGTTACGTATGTTGCCGCTGAGGTTGCAATTGAACCTGGATTTGTCCTTGCTTCAAAAATAATTTTTCTAGATTCGTAGCCATCAGATTGCTGAGTGCTTGATGACCAGCCTGCGATCGGAACTGAGAATCGAATATCTACGCTATCACTTGCGCCAAAAGTAATTGGAACTGTCGGGGTCATACTTGCTGAAGCTAAGTATGTAGTTGAGGCATTCGAAGCCATTACCGTCACCGAAGTTGGAGAAGTATATTTTACGTAACCTATTCCGTATTCTTGAACGCCAGAATCTAAAACTTTTGATGTTCCAACATGAACTACATCACTAGTTGTGGTATTTAATTTAGACGTGTCAATTGTATGGCCAGGGGGTAGATTTATAGTTAGAACTGTGCCGGTCGGCGCACCCGAAGTCGTAACTGTTACTTGATATTCCGCAATATCGCCGACTTGTCTCCATTTGCCTGCATAAGAAACAGCACCCGTCCAGCCACCTGTCGGTGTCCAGTTATTTAATCCGCTTATCGTCGTGCCAGCCGCATAAGTACTCGGCTTAATCCCAACCTCAGCCTTAACAACCCAAGCACTATTTGCAGATTCTGAAATAAATCCGATTAATTTAATTTGCGTGGTGTCTGAGTTGACTTGAAATTCACCCTCAACAAAATCTGAATTAGTCGTAGAGTTAGAAAACATTTTGAACGTGCTAGGCTCTGTGTAAGACCAAGTTGATCCGTTATATTGTCCGACATACCAAATTAAACTTGAGTCGGTCGGGCTTGAGCCATTTGATCCAGCTACGAATGATCCAGACACAATCGTGTAATCGATGCGCGTTTTAAGCATCTTTGTGCGATAACCAGCATCGATAGAAATCGTGCGCTCAATCGCTCTGCCTTGTCTTGATGCGCCTGAGGATTTAGTTAATAAGAATGAAGTATTCCCAAATAATGGGCTTGACGTGCTTGCCGTAATCGCAAAAGTGCCAGAACCGCTAGATGACGTGAACGTACCCGCTGGACGTGTAGCCGCTGAGTATGAACCCTCGACGAAGTTAGTAATCCCAAACTCAGCGTTGCCGTCTGGAATTAGATTCCCATCTGGATCAGCAGCCCAACGAACACCATTGGTCTGTGTTGAATCGGCAATAAGCATTTGACCATTTGATCCAACCGCTTGTCTTGCGACTGTAGCCGAACCTGTGGCAACGTATAAATCACCTTTTGTTGTTAATACTGCCTCATCGGTTTTTGAATCTAATGAAGTTTGAACGTCTTGAGATATATTAGATAGATATCCGACCTGAGTCGCTGACGCTCCCGATGCTGTTAACGCACCCGATCCGTTAGTTACAACCGCTTTGCTGACAACGAGTGGGGTTGTGATAGTGCCAGTGAAAGTCGGGTTCGCAAGAGGAGCTTTTAAATCTAAAGCCGACTGCAAGTCAGTCTGTGACGATAGTGTGCCAGTGATGCCACCCCAAACTCCGCCGCCGCCGCCGCTTGATACCGCCCACTTAAAGCCAGCAGCTTGAGATGAATCCTCAGTAAGTACCCAGCCATTGTTTCCGCTAACGCCGACTCGAGCTAAGACGCCAGCGCCAGTCGCGCCGTAAATATCGCCTTTAGTTGTTAAAGTAGACTTATCGGGTTTTGCGTCAAGTGCAGATTGTAAATCAGTTTGAGCGCCAAGAGTGCCAGAAATTCCACCCCATACACCGCCAGTATTTAATACATCCCAAGTGCCAGCCGCAGAACCAGCAGCGCGTAAATGGAATTCTTTTTGTGAGCCCGCCGCGATTGTCGTTAGAGCTCCGCCGCCGGAAGTTTGCACCGTGGCAACTCCGGTTGATTTATTTATGATTGTAAATTTGCGAGATAACGGAAGGGTAGTGGCGCTAGGCAAAACATAAGTTTGCGTCGTCGTGCCTGTTAAAATCTGCTTTACTTGTGAGTCTTTAGTTAAGGTCGTTGTGCCCGCAGCTGATGCGACTTCGTTAAAGCCCTCAACCATTGCGGGACCTTTATTGAACGTGCCTGTAACATCGCCAAAAGCAAATGTAGTTAGTAATAAAAGTGTAAAAATTAAATTAAGTGTTTTCATGAACTGAATACTCCACTTTGTAGTTAGCAGAATCAGCCGGCGCGCCTAATTTTATCTTAAAACCGTCGACTGTTTTTTCTGTGATTGTGTATGAAAAATTAATTGGATCTGTGTCAGTTGTATTTATGAACGAAGGCGCTGGAATTCGGTAAGTCGTATCATCAACCGCGCTTGAGAAAGTGATATCAACAACACTCGCGCCATTTGAGATAGCTTGAACGCCAGAACGCAGTGGAGTTCCGCCTCCGCCTCCGCCACCACCAGTAACTTCTGGAATTGAAATGTCATCGATAGTTTCTATATCAGCGTCATTCAAATCTTTGACTACGTATTTATAAGAGATGTTGTCCAAAATCCAAAAATCACCTTTTCCCGCAGCATCTAGGATGACTGGATTAGTGTTTTCCGCACCGTCTTTGTTTGAGTAAGTGATCGCTGGGTTTAATGTCCCAGCTGCATAAGTGTAAACCTTGCCCGCAGCTAGCGGATCACCGTTTTGATCGACAAACCGTAACCTAGGCGAGGGACTTAATAAAATTGCCATCCTACTGATCTCCTTTGTTTAGATAACCAGTTCTGATTTTCTTTTTGATGTTTTCCATTGCTTTTGAGTTTGGTGAGACATCCGAAGCTTGGTATAAAAGCTCACGGCCTTTTATGTCTTTTTTAAGTCGCTCAATGATTTCCGGTGAAATTGATGAGTCAGATTCTAATAGTTTTTTAGAGCCTTCTCTTATCCACTTTTCGGGGCCTTTGGTTGGCTCATTGCTAGCTACCGATTGAATTCCGCCGCGACTAAATTCGTTTAGTATTGACGAACTCTTTCCCGCTAAATTTGGAACTTGTCTTAGCGATTCTGGAATTTCTGGAATGTCTTTGGATGCGTTTACTGCGCGAGCAGTGCCTTCTGATATTTTTTTCCCAAGATTGCTAGTGGCTCCACGGTAGAGAACATAGTTTGGAACGTCTTTCACGTTTTGCACAATGGCGTCTTTCCAGCCCATCTGATTTGCAGAACTGGGAGGATTGAAATTCTCTGGCAACGAGCTTTGAAGGGTTTTTAGGTCATCAATAGCTTGAGAGTTTTTACCGAAAAGCATTTGTTTAGCTTCGGGGTTTAGGTTTCTAAGTTCTTTTAAGAAATTAGCCGTCGATGTTTCGCCTTTTCCCTTAAGCGAGTAGTCGATTGATTTCTCTGCGATGTCTTTTAGTTTTCCTTGGCGTAATAAATCGAATTGCTCCGGAAACTTTTCTTGCAAAGCTTTTAATTGCCTATTGTTATCAACGTTGAAAAACTTTGATTGAATATTTTCGCTAGGAATTTTTTCGATTTTATCTAATGTGTCTAGCGGACCGCCTGATTTAAGACGAGCGCTTTCTGATGCATTTTTTAAATCACTTGAGAGCTCAGCGTAGCCTTTTCTAGCACCCTTAAGATCGGCCATTAGCTGTTTACCGATTTGCTCGCCTTCTTTTCCTTTCATACCAAGATCCCTGGCAGTTTGAACAGCAGCGCGAGTGACAGTGTTTTTCTCTAGATTAAGAAGCTTGTCCTTCATTTGGATGAGCGTGAATTTTTCAGGTCCAGAAACTGTTTTTAAGTCATCGTTAATGTATGAAATTATTTTTTTAACATCGTTGGCGTTCTCTGCGCGACCAAGCATTTCAACATATTGCGATGGTCGGCCCTGTCCAGCAGTTAATCGGTAGTCATCTAATTTAAGAATATTTCTAACAATTGCTTGTTTAGACTCAGGAGTTATTTTAGACGCTTGAGTGTTTTTAGATATCTCGTTAAAAGTCTCTGAAATTGGGTCAAGGCGCTCTGCAACGCTTGCGTTTATGCCTTTTTTAAAACCTTCGCCAATATCGTACGGACTTAAAGTCGTGGCCTCAGAAGTTAAATTTTTTGCAGCAGTCTGCATTCCTTTGGCAACCGCATCTTGCTTTCTTGCGATCGATTGCCCAACGCCGCTCGGTGAATTTGCTAGAGTGTATTCTAAACGTTGAACGAATTTTGTATCGTCTAACATAGCTGGCGTAACTTTAACGCCGATGCGTTTTGCGGCCTCGATAATTGCTTCAGTTTGAGCTTTTGATCGGGCAGGGCTTGTCGCCTCGGCCACGGCTTGAGCTGTTTTACTGATTCCCTTGCCAACCTTGCCAATGCCTTTTGTGACTAAGTTAATTCCTTCACCGCCTACGACGGTGTCGAGCAACATGGCTCCTTGAGAGCTTGGATAAATAGTCTCGTTTGTTGGGTCCTCATCATCTGGATTCATTTCGTAGCTGGTTGCCATCAGAGGATTTGTCACGCCAATCGGCGAAACTTTTTTCTCTTTTGGAACTCCGTACATTTCTAATACTTGCGCAGAAGTTGGCGCTTCTTTTGGGGATCGACCTAGTTGCCTAATTGGATCAGCAATAGCGCCGATGAAATCGCCCTTTGCAATTTTCGCTGGCGCGGCCATTAGTTGTCTAAGCGGAGCTTGTGGATAATCAAGCGCAGTCATTGCCGGGTCGACAACTTTATCCATTACGAAATTTCCAGCGCCTTTTAAATTATTTGCTGACTTTGCTTTTGTTTTTTCTATATTTTCTGAATCGTAATTACTTGGATCAAATGGTTCAAAGCCATCACGCTGAGCTAGCTTGATGTCATTGTATGCGACTCGATGAATTTCATCGCCTTTTGAAACCAAAGGCAGAAATCCGTCTTTTTCAGCGGCGCTTACTTTGTTTTCATCGACTTGAAACTCTTGTCCTGAATCGTTTCTAACAGTAAACGTCTTCATTATTTTGCCCAACTTGGTTTTGTCGCAGCAACGTTTTGCGGTTTAAGTGGGCCTTTTGGCGAGTTAGAATCTGGAAAAGCTTTATAGCCTCCAAGTGTATTATTTTTTTCGAAGAACGAAGCTTTTGCGTCGTAGTCATCTGCTCGATTTTTCATATCAACCACAAAGCGCTCAATTCTACCGATATTATTTTCGGTTGAATCCGCCTCGTTCCACAAAGTATCAACAATTGCCTTTCTATCAGTGTCAGATGTCGCGCCTGATAGTAATTGCTTAATCAGTGTCATCGCTGACTGTTGAACGTCGGCCCTGTTTTTAAGTACGTCGTCAGATGTTAATCGGTCGCCGAACATTCCAGTTAAACCGCCCGTAGTTCCCTTGTTTTCTTTTAGTCTTTCAACTACGCCCTCAAGTTTTTGGATTTCATTTCTAGAGCGTTTTGCGGCTCCAGTAGTCCAATCATTGTAGTCCTTAGCGAAATCTTTATCTAGAGCCTTGCGGCCTTCCGCTCCACCAGATTTTGCACCGGCTTTTGTTCTTTCAATTCCTAACTTGTCTTGTTCAATTTTTAATCTAGCTTGCTTATCCAATTCATCTAATCGTTCTTTCACAGTCAGAGTCTGTCTGCGAACTTGATCAATAAATTGAGGATTGTACTCTTTTGGAATTTTTGACGTATCTATTTTATTGGACGCAAGTTTTTCGATAGCAGCGGTATACGATGGTTGATCGTTTGACATCCACGCTGCTTTTGTAATCTCTTCTTCTTCAAATTGTTTTTGTTCTCTTTGTTGTTTTAGCTGAGCGGCTTGTTGATCTTTTTGCTGTTGCGCTAATGATGTGTACTCTTGAGCGTGTCCTCTTTTTGCAAGTTCGCTCAGTGTTATACCCATGTCTTGCTTGTAAGTACCGTCAGGATTTTCAACCATGCCTGCCTTATAAGCGCTTTGAACCTCTTGGGCGTTTCGGCGTTGTTTGATCATGTCGCCTAAGCGCATTCCGCTCTCAAAACTTCCGCCGAGATCTACAGTGTCGAATTTTCCATAGATACTAGAGTCGATTGATGCCATTAGCCCATCCCTCCGCCGTAGTACGCGCCAGCCGCTTTAATTCCCGTATTTAGAAGGCCCGTCATTCGGTTTGCACCAGCCATTGCGTTTGCGGCGTTTGCGTTGCCCATTCCGATTTGATTTGCGGCGACACCCTGGCCGTAAGCTCCAGCGTTTGCAGAATTGGTACTTGATGCATTGTTTCCGTATCCAGCAAGAGTTGATAGTCGATTGAAATTTCTGTCGTAAACTTTTTGATATTCGTTCGATGCATAGTCACTACCATATTTAGTGAGCGCCTTAAGTGTCGCTCCTGAGTTGCCAAGTCCACGCGCTGCTGCTGCCGAATTGATCGCCTTGTTGCCCTCATTAAGATTAAATTGGTAGCTTGGATCTTTCTGCCAATCCTTCATGAAGTCGCCTTGAAGACCCGTTAGCGCAGTCGCACCGGCTGCACGCCATGGTTCCATATCAGCGCGTTGTTGCTGATACATTTGCGACATTGTTTGGTTTGCCGCATTCGTTGCAGCTTGCTGAGCTCCTAGAGCTCGTTCGCCTGAATAGTTGGTAATGCCCACGGCATCAGTCATGTTTCCGTGTAGATTATTTAGGCCGTTGCTTACATCGCTGATTACGCTACCCATTGACAATCTCCTTTTGAAGCCAGATTACGCTTCCTTGTAAATTTAAGATTTTAAAACCGTCGTTGAAACAAGCGATAAGACTTCGCTCTGGATTTGATCTTGAAACATCCACGCTACCGAGTAGTTTTTTAAAGCCCTTATCTGATGCGATTTTTTCAACTTGTTTTGATAAGTCGTGTGCTAGTCCTGTCTTCCTAAGTTGAGGCTCACAATAAATGTCTTCGATGTAGCAAAAATCATTTAAGAATTTGTAAGTTATGAAAGCGCCATCAGCTTCGATGAACTCAATGCCTTCACGTTCTTTTTTGTATTTAAGAAATAGATCGCTCATGACGCCACCTTTGCAGCTAGCGTTCGCGCCCGCCATGTGATTTTAGAAACGTTTGCAGTGCCTGTGATGTTCGTACTTGCGTATTGAACTTGGCCGCTTGTAGTAATTGTGAAAGTGATTCCATGTGAATCAGGACCAGGAGTGCCAATAGCGACGATGTGCCAAGTGCCAGCACTAGCTTTGTAAACAACGTGAAACGCGCCAGCAGCATAAAGCGCCGTAGCGCCGCCTCCGGTTGTAATTCGCTGAATTAAATATTCAACTACCGCGTGGTTAGTTTTTGTAGAATTAAAAACCATACCTGAAATATCTGCAGCAACACTTACGTTATTTGCTAGTGGACACGATAGCTCGATGCCAAGCGGAGCAAGTCGTAAATGTAGCAATGTGAAAAATTGCTGCCATACGACTGTTAATAAAGCGCTGGCCTTATCAACCATTGCCTCTCTATATGGAACTTCAAAGCCAAGTGAATTAATAGCAGGCATTACGCAGCCCCCACATCAAAGCTAACTTTTGCAGAGAGCAGGTCCACGGGAACTGGATCAGTGATTCTTAATTTATAGATTCTTTGTCTGCATGAACCTAGGCGCTCAAATATGATTCGTTTTCTAGCTTCACCGATTTTACCTAAGCTTTTAGTGCGACCATTAGACCAAGTTTTGCCGCCGTCATCAGACCACGTAAGCATGATCATTGGATCAGAGCCTTGGACATTGCCGTTAAGACCTACGCCAACTTCGCACTCAACCATGAGCGCGTTATTTAGCATCAAAGCGCCGCCAGCTGAAATTGTGGGCGATGTGCGCTCACGACATAAAACGTCGCCGTTAAGCGAGTAAGCATCATCTGATAAAACGTAAACTTTGCTATTTGATCGATCGCCGACGACTTGCAAGCGCATTGATTCGATATATCCGTAGCAATCAATCCTCTCTCGAGTGTACTCGCCATTCACAAGAGCAGCACGCTCAGCCCACATGCCAGTGGACACGTCATACGCCCACGTAGCTTCATCAAATGTTAAGACATAGAAAGTATGGCCTTTAGATTTATAAACGTACCCTGTGGCATTCTGTGGGTTTGCATAGGTCTTAATCTTAGTTTCGAGCGCATGAGTGCTAATTCTTCGGTAGTTAAGACCGCTAAGCATGATAACTTCACTGTCGCCAGACTTAGTTTTTGATAAGAAATAACCGTTTTCGGTATCCTTAGCGATACTGTATTTTGCAAGAATGCCTATTTCAAAGAACCCGCCCGAGATTCTTTCAAATGGAAAATCTGCATTGCCTGAATTATACCAAATTTCTGTAGATGTCGTGTTAAGTATAATTAGATTTCTATTGATAACTTCAATTGCTTCAATGTTGTCTGGATCGCCCTCAGCCGATGCAAAGCTTAAAGGATCGATGTTGAAAGATGCGTAATCTGATACATAGAACTGATTCGTTCCGCCTTGATTAAAGACGAAATATCCGTCGATGTATTTTACGTGTGATGCATTGGCTACTCCAACATATCCATAAGCCGCAAATAGAGCCCAGAACGTAGTGTCTATTCCAGCATCGTATAAATACAAATAGCAATCTTTGCCATCGACAAAAACTACAATTTCTTCATCGCCAACTAGAGATGTAGCCGCTCGAACTGGTCCTGTGTTTGTTGTAAACACGCCAGTGATGCCGTTCACAAGATTCTTAGACCAAACGCCGCCTGTTTCAGTGCAAAGATATAATTCAGTTTCGGAAACAACAAAGAATCCGCCGTTTGCACAAGGGTGAATTAAGCGAATAGGGTAGTTGTAAATAGCAGATATTGTGAATAGCTCAACTAAACCAGGACATGATTTTAAATAAGCTTGCTGTCCATCCTTACCGCTTCCAGACTCGATCATTTCAGCGTACATGTTCACAGTACGTTGATAGTCGATACTCTTAGCAGATAGCGCATTTGAAGGACCTACGAAGCCTTTAAGATCCATCCAATTCATTTAAGACCCTCCGAAAATTCGGTTTGGGTTTGAGTAATGAGAGCCAGTGTTTGCGCCAGTTGGGTCGCATTCCATGTATTGAGGCTGAGTATTTTTGCGCGAAATGCCTGCTCGTGCTTTGCTTAAAATATTCATCTGACTTGGCGTAAGCTCTTTGCCGTACTCAGAACCGATGCGCTCAGCGCCGCCGTAAACTATTAGATCTTCATAACCAGGAGGCAAATCAACAATAGCGTTAACTGATGTGAATTTCTCAATGGGTTTTGTGGTGTAAAGTTTTAGTGTTCCCGTAGCTTCTGGCTTCGGCCAAATGTTTATGATCCCTAGCGGACTAGCTGGGTTGTAAAATAATTTGCATGGAATTGTAGAAGTTTGAGCTTTGTTGCAGATTTCTGCCCATTGCAATGAGGTAATGATTTCTACTGGGTATTCGATATCGCCAAGCAGATATGTTGCTTTTTCGATATCGTTTGGCCTAGCGACGTCAAAGTTTCCTCCGGCGCCGATAGTGTAAGACTGCTGACTTGAAATAAGCGACAATGGAACTTCTTGGTATTCATAAATCATGAACCCATCGTTTTTCATTGAATCAATCATTCCGTTCACTGATGCCATAGCATCAACTATCTGAGAGCCATCAGCGGTTTCACCGCTGGCAAGCACTCCGATTAGTCGTAGTGATCTAGAAAGCATGTCTCTTAAAGTCATTCGTGCCTCACGAAAGAAGGACGGCAAGGCGCAGTGTCCAAGCCGCCAGTGTGTACTTAAATATTTTCAGAGCTAAGCTCCTGCAATAATTCCTTTTTCAACTAAAGCAGCGCGAATCTCATTAAGTAGAGTGATGATCGCCGTAGCTTGAGCTAGGGTGTAGCCATATGACGAAGTCGCTGGCGTAGTTGTTGCTACCGCCGCTTGCGCAGCTCCTGAACGCTGAGCCACTGGAGCAGCTCCATGCAATGCTACTAAGTCAGTTGAAGATTGTCCTAACGTAAATCCGCCACTTGATTTAGGTGTGTTTGTTTCTAAAGCATCTGTTGATGTATTCATTTAAAATCTCCTGTTAAAGTTTTTGTGTAGGGTCTCGCTGTTAACGAGACCCACTAGTTTATTGAGTTCTAAGAAAGTTGTCCGACGACACGTGCCGCAAGCTCTTGGTAAACACATTTCCATCCGCCCAAGAAATCAATACGGTGTATTGTTCTGTGGTTAGTGATGTCGTACTGAGAGCACATCATTAATGAAATACCAGCGTCCTCATCTGAAACGCGCGACGCTTTCACGCCAGCATCTGGCAATTCGAAATCCGCAGATCCGAACGCAAACGCAGACTTGTGATAAACAAGATTTTGCGGAGCAACGATTCCAGCGTAATTTGTCGCGTGGCCAAAAAGAGTTACAGCGTCCTCATCAGTAGGTGCTCTGTTTACGTTTTTGTATGGTCCATCGAGAACAATAGCAGGGGAAATTGGAAGCGATGCAATTGAGCCAGAAGACGAATTTGTATCTGCTGTTACAACGAACTGAGCTAATTCACCTGTGTTTTCTTTCGTTTGAGGATTAACAGAGTAAACGTTAGCGATTTGGATTGAATCACCTTTTTTATAACAGTTAGTGATTGATCCAGTGATCCCGTCTAAAGCTAGCGTTGCAGTTCCATTTGTGGTTACTGTGGTAGAGATCTTGGGAGTTCCAACTGGAGCACCGGCTGTATGCTTAGGCACGTTTTGCGACATTGCAAAGCGCATCCCGCCAGCTAATCCCATTTCACCTGACTCATATTGATCAGCAATTTTCTCAGATGATTGGAATAAAGATTTTTGACCATCAATCAAAGACGCCTCACTCAATGGATCAAGTACTGCTGAGTAAATTCCCTTTGGACCGCCCAACGAAGCAATTTTAGCCTTAGCAAAAGAAAATGGTTTCATTGAGTTAGGAAGTGCAGATGGACTAGGAACGCCAACTGAGTTACCAACTTGCTTAACCATATCGGCGAAAAAAGTTGAATCAATTTTGTTTCCCATTGCGATCATGGCGTTGTCGATGTATCTTTCCCGGAATTTATCAAGCGATAGAGTTCTATCAACTTCAGAGAAAGCTAGGCCAACGTGAAAGTGTTTATCTAGAACCAATGGCATTGATTGGTCTTGGCTGCCTTGAATGTTTAAAGTAGCGCCTTCGGTGACTTCGTATCTTACTGGTTTGCGAATATTAATTGTATTGCCGACTTTTGCGCCAGACTTTGCAAACTCTTTGCTATATTCTCTCGTTGCGCCTTTTGTGAAAACTAGATGATTTTTAAGAGCCATCAAGCTCTCGCGTAAAATTACATCATTGGTTAATATTGAATTGCTTGCCATTTTATATCTCCTGGTTCCTAGTTATGGAACAAAGGTAAAAGTTTAATCTTTCTAAGTTAGCCCCATGCCTTCTTAGATTTCATTTGTTCGCGCCGAAGTGACTCATACTCAGATTGGTTTGCAGCATTAAAAATAGTCTTATGACTTGCTGATCCTTTTGATCCAACAGGAGTAATTGGCGTCGGTGCTTTGCTTGTTTTAATTTCTTTTGTCGATTCAGAAGCTTTTGAATAGCGGTCTTCGAGAATTCCTAGCTGCTTGATTAGCTTTGAACCTGAGAGCTCATTGAGTCTTTCGATCTCAGCTGGGTTCTTTGCTAATTCGTACATCAATTTCGGAGCGATATCAGAATCAAGGATTTGCTTTTGTAGTTCTTTAGAAAGATCTACTTCGCAGTCCTCAACTACATCTTCGAAATCTGGATTTGCTTTAACAAACTCAGATACTTTGCTGACGAATTCCGATTGACGTTGCTTTTCAGCTTTAGCAGAAGATTCTTTTTCAATCTCCGCTTTAGCTTTAAGTTCACGTTGCTCAAGTTTCCAGTCAGTTACTGCGTCGATATACTCAGCATTTGTATCAAAGTCGTCTGGGTTTGGTTTTCCAGTTGGTTTAGCTTCATTTGGCTCTGTCTTCGCAGCGGGTTGTTTCAACGCCAGAAGCGCAGCCTCAGCAGCAAGGGCTCTGCGTTCAGCCGCAGTTTTCTCAGCTGTTAGCTTACCAATTTTTCTCTTATAACCATTCTTCTTTGGTTTATCTTTTGATTCTTCTGATGAATCATCCTTGATTTCATCTTCTGTATCTTCAGATTCCGAATCGTTTTCAGATGTTTCCGAATCATCTGCAGTTTCATCTTGCTCTTGAGAGCGAGAAGCGGATTTGTTTTGATCTAATTCAGATTCGTTGCCGCCATTAGCATTGCCATCAGCAGTCTTTGAATCGGTATTAGACAAAGCAGGTGTGCTCATTCTAGTACTCCGTTAAGCCCGGTTGTTGTCCGGGAAAGTTTTCGTTTTGTTCTTGATTCATTTGAAAATTCTCAGACTGATCGGGTCCAGATTGTTCAAATTCGTCATTAATTGGTTCATTAAAATCGAGCAGGCCGAGACGCTTGTTCATCATCAGTTTGATGCTGTCCAATTCGGCTTTGTAAGTCGCATCGAGCGCTTTGGCTTTGATATCCATATCTTTAAGAGCTACTTGTGTTTGCAGCTTTAGAGTTTCGATGCGCTCTTTAGATTCAAGTTCCATTTTCTTAGTAGCTTCGTTCGTTTCAAGCTCAGCTGATCTTGCGGTCAGCATTTTGATTGTTTGATCCATTTGCATCATTTGATTTTGGATCTCTGGCGGAATAGGAGCTTGATCTTTGCTATCGATTAATTTTGGATCTACAGTTTTCTTCAAACGCTCAGCAAGCTCAGTAGCTCCCGGCCAATCTAAGTTTCTAACGATTAGATCGGGTGCGATTTGCATAATTTGTGGAGCGGCTTTTGCCATTTCGAGCATTGATTCAACGGCCTCTTGACGTTTCGTTGCGTATCCTGGACCTGAATCAACGTAAACGTCGTACTTACCACGGCTGAAATCAAACGTGCGTTTTTCACCTTTGTAAGTGAATAGCTCGTTAATCTTAACGATTTCACCTTCATTATCTTCACCTAAAATACGAACTGCTTGAGCCGTGTCGTAAACAATAGGAATGATATCGACTAGAATTCTGCCAGTGTGTTTGATTGATAAGTTAACGTTGTCAGTTAAGTGGAATGTGTTCTTTTGTGATTGTTGAGCTCTAGCATTAATAGCTAGTCCTGAAGTTTCATTAGAGCGATTGCCCATCGCCGAATCTGTGATGCCAGAAGTATTTTTCATATCTTCAGCCTCAACCATTGCGGCTTGAGTTACGGCCTGAATTGGAGGCTCATATACTTGTCGCTGAGGCGGAGGAGCAAGGTTGCCATTAACGTCGACTGGAGAATAAGTTAAATATGCGTGGTTTGCAGTGTTTGCCGTTCGCCATTGTGGTTCATACTGCTTAGGAATTTGCCCCTCAACTACGATGTAAGGAGCTTTTGGAGCCATTGCGATAGTTTCGGCAATTGTAGATTTATTGTAATTATAGAGGCGCTGAGAATCTTTAGAATGGCGGATAACTGATTCATAAATTACTTTGCCGTCAATGTCGTGTTCTTCACCGTAGCAAGGAATGATCGGGATGTACTGACCGGGAAAAACGTTTTCATCATGGATTGTGCAGCCGTCCATTTTGTACCACTCAACAACCGGAATTTTTGTCTTACGAGACTTTCCAGTCATTAAAACTTGAGCGCCGTTTGCTTCTAATTTCGCAAGAATGTCTTTAGCTTGAGACTGCAAGATAGTTTCAACGGAAGAACCTTCAGCGCTTATGATTTGCACTTCAAGTAGTTCGTCATCTTGGTATTCAATAGTGAAATACTCAGCGATTCTTACGGTGTTATCGCCGACCCAGTTTAAATCATTTTGGCCGTCAACTTTCCACGCGCCAGCTTCTGTTAATTCAGAGTCAGGATATTCAGCTGCGAATTCATCTTTTGGAATGTCTTCAAATACAAAACCCCACTTCGCATCGCTACCGTCTTTTTCTTTGTGGAACGGATCAAGGAGTACTGAATTGGGGTTTCGAATTCTTTTAATTAATATTTTTTGTTTGAGTGATGTGGGTGATTCATACTCTGTGATTACGCGCCAGTAACCGTATGAGCGTTTGGCTGCGTTTTCATGAGCGGTGTCATAGGCTTGCTCAGCGTTTGATTCGTTTTCAATTTGGCGGATTAAGCCTTGAAATATTTTAGCAGTATCAACGTCGGCTTTATCATCGCACGGGTATACTTTAATAGAAGGACGATTTAATTTCTGGTCATTCGTTACGTTTCTGACCATTTGAGGACATCTATTGATTGTAATGACAGGGCGCTTAGCGTTTGTTCTGAAAGCTTTAATATCATCAGGCCATTGATCGCCGGCGATGAATTTTATATCTTCATCCCCAAGATCTCGCATGTCTTTGGTAGCTTCAATAGCTAGAGCAAAGCGCTTTCTAGCCGTGGCTAAGATATCTTCGTGAGATTTCTTTTTGTCTTCTGTTTTGTCTTGGGATTCATCCACATTTCAATATTGTGGGTGTAAAATTATATATAAAACCTATATAAATAAATAGGTGTAGTGAGCGTAAAAGCTGTGATTAGATTAGGTTTCTACGCTAAGTTCATTTCATTCCTTTAAGGTCACGTTTCCAATTGCGTGGCCTTTTTTTATTGGGGATTAGTGTAATGGTAACATGCGGGACTTTGACTCTCGCGTTCTAGGTTCAAATCCTAGATCCCCTTCCAATGTGGCGTTAGAACAGTGGTAGTTCATCAGGTTGTGATCCTGGTCACGTGAGTTCGGTTCTCACACGTCACCCCATTTTATTTGCAATTTATACAATGGTGGAGTCATTTTGTTGTTTTTTCTAAACTACTTGGTAACAGTCGTAAATGTTTAAAAGAATGTTTTCACGTTTTAAAAACAAGTATGTAGATTGGAAGTTCGGTAAATTGATTAATGGTGTCGACGCCGACATGATCGCGAAGGAGTCTCGAGATCGTCTCAATACTTTTGCCGATGCGGATAGGTTTCATCGATACTACTCAGTCTGCCTGGAGCACTTAAACGAGAAGGATTTGGTATTCATCTTGAGTCGATATATAACAATAAACTCTACAGGTACTGATGTCGCGATGACTCGCGACGCGCTTCGTGACCATATTGAATACATAAAATTAGTTTTAGATAGAAAAGCAACAGACAGGCGAGGCCGACCAGTGTTTTGGGTCTCGGTTGTTTCGGCTATAACAGCAATTGCTTCCGCAGCCATCAGTTTAATTAAGAACTAGCAAGCTACGGTGTAGGGCATTGCCCGAAGGAAAAATATGAAGTTGAAATCGAAAATTAGCTCTATGAACCTAACGACAGGAAAAATATATCTCGGTAACATTTTGCACGTTACTGAGGAGGACAGACAAGGAATGGGCGGTGGTGCGTTTAATACGGCCCAATACAAAATCGTGGTTTATAACGACCGAGGAGTTCTGCAGTCATACTTGCCAATGCACTTTGAACCAGTCATTGATTAACCCATCCACGAATGATCCCCGCCGTAGCTAGGGTAAGACTCTTGCGCGACAGCCTCAACAATCTGAGGGAACGTAGCATGCAAGTCGCCTTCTAGAATCCTAGCGATACAATCAAACATGTCATCGTGAGTTGAGACGGGGAAGTTATTATATTCATGCTCAATGAATAGCTGCACAAAGTCTTTAGCTTCGCCTTTAACATCAACGAACATAAGCTTCTTAGGCATATAGAATCGACCTTGTTCAAATATAGGAATTAGCCGCTTGATGCGATCTTCTTTAGCTACTGAGCCGCCGAGCTCTTTAATATTAAATCTGTAATTCTCTGTCTCTTGAACATATTTAATGTGCTCAATATCTGACTGCATACCGTATTGCTCATAGCCGACGTCTTTTGGTTTCCACTTGCGATGAAGTTGAAACAGCTTACGAGTTCGTTCAGTTAAATTCATGCGGTCTCTGATTCCGTCAAGCAGGTAGTAGTTACCATCAGGAGCTAGTCCGATCACAACTTGAACGGTGTAATCGTTAGTCATCTTCTTTTTGCCAGCAGGATCGACGAGAATATATTTATTCCAGCCTTTGGTTTCTTTTAAATTGTCGTAGTATTTAAGCCATTCTTCTTTAAAGCCCATGGACTTATCAGCAATCGGGTCCTGTTCCATCTGTGTGCCATATGTATATGGACCCATATCTCTGCGCTTTTTAGCTAGTGTTTCTTCGTCTAGAAATACTGGTTTGCCTGTCGCTTTGTCCGTAGCTGGATAGATTCTTTGCGTTACAGAGCCACGATCCATCATTGTTTTATAGGTATCATTCGCATGATAACGAGTGCCGATGTATCTCGCTACGCCCCCTCTTGCTCCTAAGTTCTGCGACATTTCCCAGGCAGCGGTAGTTTTTCTAATCTGCTCAGGAGTTGTGACGGACTCTAAAGTCACCACGTCATCGTAAATCAAATGAGTGAAATGCTTAGATGTTGGCTGACCGTCGACAAGGCCCCAAGCCTCAACGGTAGATTCTTTGGGGTTAGTTGTGCGCTTTACTATGATTCCGTCGTTTAGCGACCACTTGGGCGCTTCTGATTGCGGGTTTTGATATAGAACATCAGGGAATAGGTTTTTAAGGTAAGAATTCTGCTCAAGTTCGCGTTTAATTTGATCAAGGAAGCCTTTAGCAATACCGCGGGTGTGTGAGAAAATGCCTATTAGCGTGTGATCAGGGTTTGCCAAAATGTCTTGAATGCTTTTGCCAAACGTGATGATTGTAGATTTATAGTGCTCACGTGCCCATAGATCTAAATGCCCGTTGGGACTTGCCTCAACCTCTCTGCATCTATCATACAGCCAGTCTTTGTTAATGTCTGGGCGCTTACAGCCTATCGTTAACAGAAAGAATAAGTCCTCAGTGCAAAGTTGCCGCATGGCTTTTGTATCTTTGTCGCCGAGTACTTCTAAGTATAGTTGATTAGATTTTTCGCGGGTTAGGCCAGCGCAGATCATTTCTCTTCCGAAACAATTTTAAGCGTGGGTTTATATTCTATGTAGTCTTCTCGTTCGAGCATGCTTCGATTGCAAATACATGTAGACTTTACTCCTGAGATTCCAAATCTATAGAGAATTCCGTCTTCATCATACGCAAACCAACCGTAGGGCAGGCTTTTGGCGGCCACGCGTTCATAGTTAGCTAGGGCTTGAATTAGGTTCATTTTAGCACCTCATTGCAAAGCCAGCGGAATCAATTTTTCCAGAAGTAGCTTGTGTTTGCCCTTGATGAATTTCATCGAGTGCTGTCTGCATTTGCGGTTTGCCAAAAGTTGGATCGATTTCGTATTTGAAAACCATTGCAAGATGATTCTTGATCATTGCTACTTGCTGATGAGTCAATGACTTATCATGTGGAACTGTTGACTCGCCCTCTTTAACTTCGAAGTACCCTTGTAACCAATAGCAAAAATCTCTAGCTTTCATTTGTTCCACCCTTCATCTGATTAATGCGGTCATTAAGATCAGTTTGTTGGACTTCGACTTTGCCAGCGTGTTCAACTTTGCGGTCTAATTCGCCGGGCTGATTGTCTCGCCATTTCAAAATGTTCTTTGCTGCGAAAATACTAAACGCCGGATTTGTTAATCCTTTTAAGCCGTTAGTAATTAAAAAATGTTCTTGAACTTCACTCGCCATTTTATATGCGGCGGAAAAGTCAGGGTGTTTTAGATTGCCATGTTCATCTTTTTCATGAGCCCATTCTCTGATAGTTTCTCTATGAATTCCGATAGATACGGCAAATCCTGCTAGAGTTGGGAAGTCGTTTGCAACATCTGTAGGAATCTCAATTACATCGCCTTGCTTAGTTACGATTTTTTTCTCAACTTCGCGGTAAGGTTCTACATCAAAATAATCTTTTAAGAGTTGTATGAATTCGGGCTTGTACTTGGAAGGTGCGCCCATCTTAGGTTTTTCGTCCATAACCTAAAATTAGTCTTGCAACTCACTATAGGATAACTATAGTTTTTAAATAGATATTTAATCTTATAATATATAAACATGAATTTGGAAAAACAGAACATGACAGACTTATTCGAGGGAATGTATCAGCAGGAAGGCTCATTAGGTGCGGTTGAAAAATCAACTCTGACTTTGTGGCTTGATAAGAAGTACAAAGAGAAGTTTGATATCTTGCAGTCTGAAACTAATAAAGAGTTTGGAAAGCGCTTGCAGAAATTGATCATGCAGGCCATTGATAAAGTATCAGGATTGTAATTTAAAGCACCTAAGGAGCCCTCGCACGGCTTAATTGAGATTGCATCAAGTCCGTAGGTGCCTCTAATTTGTTAACAATTTGCCGTGGATGGCGCGAATATATTGAATAAGCGTTGGTGTCTATGCATCTCCGAAATCCACGGTTTTAATTCATCTGATCAAAGCCCTTATCAAAATCCCTAAGCATATCTCTTTGAAGCTCAGACCATTGCAAGAAAGCCGCAATGTAAGCGTGTGACACATTATAAACATACTTCTTTTTAATTAGTTCTTTTGCGATTTCGCCGATGAGATTCCACTCAGATTGAGTCATTTCGCCGAGGTCGATAACGTCGGCTCCAATGTCTAATAGAAACATGTCTTTAACTATGGACATACTTCAATGGTCGCATGAAATCAGCTTAGAGCAAGAGTTTCAAGGTCTAGGTTTAAAGTGCGCACCCATCATATTTAATATAAGCTTCTTTTAAAATATCCGGCAAGACTTCCACTTTAAAGTGCTCGCCCCACGGATTCACAGTCGAGGGATTGTCATAAAAAGGATCAATAGACTGGATTTCAAGCCATTTTTTATCGGACGAAATTCTAAATCGCAATTTTAAATCGTCCTTTAAACAATTCGATTTTGCAAATTGGTATTTCAGTGTGAAAATATCATCGACGATTTCATACTTACCTTTATAGATTCCTCCGTACATTAGCCAACCGTTTGGACCCATCGGCGTTGCCTTGGTTCCCATTCTTTTTTCTTCGAAAGTAAAATCACTATTAAATTTATAGTACATAGCAGATTTATTGCCGTCGCCGTTTCCAAGCGAAGAATCGTACCAAGTGCCCAATAGCGGATTCACGCTCTCTTTATTAATTGTAGGCGATTCAGTGGGCGCGGCTGTTACCGGGCTATCCGAAGCCTTATTACACGACAAAACAAAAACGCTGACTATTACAATAGCGATTAAGCGATTCATTTTTACCTCTATAATATTATTCGACATTCCTCATGAATCCTTTAGTTAAAAAAAATTGTGTAACATCTTGATACACTTTCCGCAAAAATAGTCATTAATTTACCTTAAATGATTTACTATTAAGAAATCTTGATAGTAACTGTGTGGATTGGATGTAATTGATATGGACCGGGTAAAGGTATTGAAAAAGTCGCTTATGGCGTTTTTTCACGAGTTAGTAAAAAATGAGGATTTAGTCTGTGGTTGTTGCCTTAGAATCAAGGCTAGAGGGCGGAGGAAGGCTGTCGATGCTTTCCGCGACAGACCTAAGTTGGTCATAATCCAAGGCGGAAAGGGCCAAAACGATTTCGCCGATTAATTCACTCTTTTTTTGATATTGGGTAAAGTTAGGCAACGCTTTTAATAGTTTTTTGATATTTTCAATGCCTGGATCTTTTGATTTTCCATTCTCAATGTCTTGCAGTGTTCCTACGGGAACCCCTGACTCTTCGCTTAGTTTCTCCCTTGTCCACTTAAGCTGATCTCTTAATTCTAAAACGAAATTTCCATTTATTTTAAAGATATCCATTAGTTACAGCCTATTATGGTTAAACCCATAAATAAATATGGTTAAACATTAAAAATACTTGCATTTTAATGGTAAACCATGTATTGTGGTTATATGAGTTCTGAGATTAACAAAGACTTGATTAGAAAAAAGATAGAAGAAATAGGGCTTGCCGAAGCCTCCATTGAAGGTGGCATCGGTATATCCACTCTAGAGAAGCTTAGGGCTGGTAGGTATCCAAGCAAGCTATCTAGACGGACGATTAAGAGATTATGTAAATGCTTAAGAATAAGAGAGGACGATCTCTTTATCAAAGCTTCTTAATTCCACAGAAATCCTGGCGGCAACCGGGCTTTCGATAGAATTAAAGATCAACACAAAACACTAGCTGCGAAATCAGGGCCAACATTGGTCATGGCTTCGTCATGCCTGAAAAGGACTAAACATGGGCCGCATTTCAGACCTTCAAGACAATGAGCAAAACGTGTCAATCGATGTTGATTACAAAATCATCGGTTTGGTTTTGGTTGTTACTGATTTCCAGCTTTTTGAAAACGTAGATGATAACTGGGTTGAGGTTTTGGACAAGAAAAGAGCCCGTGAACTTTACGACAAGTACAACGGTAATGATTTAATTTTAAAGAGATTTGAACATAAAGAAGAACCATATTTTGAAGAGGTGGCATCGTGAGCAATATTTCTCTTTTTCAGAAATCCGAATCTCTTATCATGTCGCAATCTAAAAAGTTTGTTGATCTTGCGAAATCTCATAAAGCCGTGAACTTTGAGCAGGAAGCGCATTTCGCTTTGCAGGCTCTAAGAGCGAATGATTTCCTAGCCAAAACTGCGGCTGAAAATCCTGATTCACTTTTAAATGCAGTTCACAATATCGCATCGGTTGGATTGTCTTTAAATCCGGCCCTTAAACACGCTTACTTGGTTCCACGCGATAAAAAGGTTTGTCTTGATTTTGGCTACAAGGGTCTTTCTCATTTAGCAATGGACGCGGGCGCTGTTCTTTATGTTCAAGCTGAAATTGTCTACGAAAAAGATAAGTTTGCATTGCGCGGTCGAGGCCAAGAGCCAATGCATGAGCGTGATCCATTTGCTTCGGACAGGGGCGATGTTCGAGGCGCTTATTGCGTGGCTGAATTGACCGGAAATAAGTTTTTAGTTGAGACTATGACCATTGATGAAATCTACGCAATCAGAGACAGAACACAAGCCTATAAAGCCTATATGGACGGCAAAACTAAGTCGTGCCCTTGGGTTTCTGATGAGGGCGAGATGATTAAAAAGACCGTGATTCGCAGAGCCTCTAAAGCATGGCCGATGACTAACGGCGGTCGCTTTGAAACGGCCATTGCTGCACAAGATGAAGTTGACGCTATTGATGTGACGCCGCCGATGATTGAGGCTCCTAAAGTAAATGAGCTAACTGAGAAGTTTCAAGAGATTAGAAATTTGCTTAATTCTTTAAATAAAGACGAGTCAAAATTCATTGCATATTTATGCACGGTAAACAAAAGAACCATTGAATCGGTCGAGGATCTTTCTAAAAAAGAAGTCGAGCAAGTATTAATCCAGCTTTATTCATGGCTAAAAGCAAAACCAAAAAATGAGGTAAAAGATGAAAACACTAAATAATTTAGAACAACAAATTAAGTCATTTCAAGATAAATTCGGCGTTGATATTATTAAAGCAGAGCAGGGTTCACTTGCATGGCTTCAAGCACGATTAGGCGTGATCACCGCTAGCGAAGTCCACAAAGCCGTTGCAAAGCTTGGCACTGAAACTCGAAACACTTATATGTGTCAGTTGGTTTCAGAAGTTGCGACTGGTTTTGTTGAGGAAATCAATTCGAAATACCTAGACTGGGGAAAGATGCATGAAGCAGCGGCTAGAGCTTCTTATGAATTTCAAAATGATTGCGAAATTGAAAGCGTCGGATTTATTTTTAAAGATGATACATTTCGAGAAGGCGCATCACTTGACGGCTTTATCAAAGGCTCTAATAAAATAATCGAAATAAAGTGCCCATACAATCCAACAAATTACATTAAGTTTGTAGTTGAGGACAAAATCAAAGCTGAATACATGTGGCAGTATCAATTTCAAATGCGCGTGACGGGCGCTGACGTTGCAGATTTCGCGCAGTTTGATCCAAGAATGAATGTCACTCCATTTAAGGCAATTACGGTAGAGCGTGATTCTGAATATCAAAAGAAATTCGATGAAATGATCCCTCAATTTATATCCGATATGGATACTATGCTTGAAATGGTAGGTATCTCTTTCGGTGATCAATGGAAGCGTTTATCTGCGCAAGAAAGCAAGGTTGGGTAGTTATGCAAAAAACAAAAGAAGAGATTGCAAAAGATGAAATCATCTTAGATCAGCAAAAAGAAATTGCCGCTTTGAAGAAAAAACTTGAGGACAGAAATCCTGCATTTAACGGAAACCTTTTAAAAAGGTCAGACTATAAATTTAACGATCTATCGAAAAGTATTGGCGAAGCAATAAAAAACTCGATTGGACAAGATCTCGTTCATACTGTTAGCAACAAAAAAATGCATCTTTATTTTGAGTCTAGTATGTATGGAAATTCACACTGGAGAGTTTGGTTTAACGCGGAAGACGAGAAGAAAATTAAAGACCGTATTGCTGATTTAGAAATGGAGAAATTCCAACAATCTTTAGATAATTTCTCATGGGCTATAAATAACGGTCAAGGATAGGAAATGAAACAACATCACTTCGACACGATTTGCATACTTTTTGTATTTTCGTCCTTTATGATTAATTTTTTGGGGAACGTATGAACGCACGCAAAGTACAAATTGATAAAAACTGGCTGGATGCTCCAAGTGAGAAGTCAACCAACTCAAGTGTTCGCAAGCTTCACAAGTTTGAGCAGATGACTATCACTAAGTCTGAGGACTTGCCGGATTTGATGACACCAAAAGAGGCAGGCGAGTTTCTTCGTAGGTGTAAATCTACTATTCGAGAATATCGTCTAAACGGTGACTTAAAGTTCATTAAGATTAAAGGCCGATATTTCACGACGCCGGAATATATTGCAGACTTTTTAGAACGAGAAATGAAAAATAAATAATGCCGCCACAGAAAACCTACCGCAGATTTATTAGAGTTGGAAACGACATAGTCCCGTCACCTCGATTTAAGAAAAAGAGTGACGCTGACTCATGGTATGACCAAATGAAGGTCAAGAAACAATTTTCGTCAAATGGCCTGATGGTTCCGAATCGGCCTAACGATGGGCTTAAGTTTATCGACTTCGCACGCGACTGGATGAAAAAGCGCATTAAAAATTACGGTCCAGCGACTTGGCAAGCTGATGAGCAAAGACTTCGAGACTATATTCTGCCTTATTTATCTGAAATCATAATTTCAAAAATTGATCCAAGGGAAATTAAAACACTTCTTTTAAAGATCACCGAGGAAGAAAATAAATCGATAGCGACTCGTACGAGAGTTAAAGCGTTACTTTCAAAAATGTTCTCTGATGCTTTTAACGGCGATCTAATTAGATTTAACCCAGTGACCGGAATTAAGTTTGATGAGAAGCGGGTAGGGCAAGCCAAGCCGGTTCATATTGCGTCGACCGACGAGTGTATCAAGTTTTTAAAATCTGCTAAGGAACTAAGCCAGCTTCATTTAACAGCATGTTCTATCGTGATTATGGCCGGACTTAGGAAGTCTGAAGTCTTGGCGTTAACATGGGATGATATCGATTTTAAACGCCAAATCATAAACGTGTCTAAACGCCTCATACAGACGACAATGAAAATAGAGGATGGAACTAAGGGCGGGACGAAAGAAACGCGCATAGTGCCCTATTCTGATGATTTGAACGAGATTCTTAAGTCTTGGAAAGAGGTCTCAAAACCTGGATTCGTATTTCAGGATTTTACAGGCCGCTTTATGGGGCCAAGACAGTTCTATGATTTAATCATTGAGGTTTCAGAGAAGTCCGGCGTTCGAACTCATGTTCACGGACTAAGGCACACTTATGGTAGATCATTTGCTGAAAACTCAGGCAACATAAAAGCATTGCAAGCAATCTTAGGACACGCATCAAGTTCGACAACGGATATCTATTCTGAGCTATCAGGTGAGAGATTAAAAGGCTTCGGGGAAATCGTGAAATTTGGAGTAAAACGCACAGTTTAGTGACACCACTGTGACACCATGGGGAAGAAATGAAAACGGAATTCATTAATGATATTAAATGCATAAGTAAATCGGTATCAACACTTAAAATCCTGGGCTTCGGTCAAACGGGCGTGCCAGTTCGATTCTGGCCCGGGGCACCATCTTTAACAAAATCAACTACTTACAAAGTTAATCTTAGAAATACTCAAAAAGACGAAAGTCTAGAAAATAGTGCTAAATACGGGGTTAGTGACACCACTGTGACACCACTTGAGGTGTTCCGTGGCTAGGCATTTAAACGGCTGGGTTAAGCTTCATCGAAAAGCTGCCCTTGGGGACATCAATTCTAATTACACTCGTGGCGGTTTGTTTTGTGCAATCATCGCCATGGCCAATATTCAACCATCAACTGTCGAGTGGAATGGTCAACCAAGAACGCTCGAACGCGGCGAGATAATCACCTCACTTTTAGAGCTATCCGAACTCGGCGAATGTGACCGAAAAACCGTTTTACGACATTTGAATTATTTAGCGTTGAGAAAGACAGTTTTTGTTGAAAGATCTTTCGGCGGCGTATTTTTAAAAATCAATAATTACGAGAGATATCAAGGACAAGACGCAGAGGATTCCCAAATAGATCCCAATTGCATCCCAACTGCGTCCCAAATGTATCCCAATTCAGTCCCACATAATGAAGAATTAAAGAATAAAAGAATTAAAGAAAGAAAGAATACTCTTGTCGAGTTACCTCGGCTTGCAGTGCTTTGGAATGAACATTCTGGACAGTTGCCTAAAGTATTTAAATCAAATCTTAATCGCAACAAAAAGGCCGCCACGCGATTTTCGGAACACTCCGAGGGTGAATGGGTGGACATAATAAAAAGAATCGCTAATAGCCAATTTTGTAACGGACAAAATGATCGGGGATGGAAAGCTGATTTTGAATTCTTGATAAAACCCGACACAGCTCTAAAAGCTATCGAGGGCACATACGACAATAGAAAAATCATTTCACAAGCTAAACTAAACGAAGGCTACCAGTCTGAGCAGACCGACGAGGAAACTCGAAAGGCGCTTGGTCTATGAGTGAAACAATAACAAACACCGAGGCTTCGGAATTTCTTAATAAACTTTGGCAAAAAATGACGCCCGAGCAAATTGAGGCCGCAAAAATTGAGAGCGAAAAGCAGAAAAAAGATGCAGAGCGTGAAAAGTTAATTGATCGATGCTGGGACAGCTACGACTATTTTTTTGAAAAAAATAAACACCTTCCGTGCAATGCAAACGCTGCCAGTATTGAAAGTCTTAAGTCTGAGAATGAAGAAATCTATGCAATGCTTAGTAATTGGGGTGTGTATTCGGATTTCGGATTCTGCATTTGTGGTCCGGTTGGTACGGGAAAGACTTACGCGCTAACGGCTATATTGAATCACGTTGCTTCCACTCTAGCCAGCGACGGTTATGCTGTAAACGGTAGCATCTACTGGAATACTGCATCGATGCTACTTGAGCAGCTTAAAGACTCATACAGCGCGGACGAATCAGTTTTAAAAAAGATCGAGAAAATCCAAAAATATAATTATTTATTCATCGACGATTTCGGGGCTCACAAATTCAGTGACTACGCCGTTGAAAAACTAATTTCAATTCTCGACTACCGAGTAAACAACAATCTACCAACTTTCTTCTCTACAAACTGCAAGCTTGAGCAAATGAGACAGACATTCGGGGAACGCGTGTTTTCTCGAATCATTGCATGCTCTGTCATGGTTGAAATTAAAGGCAAAGACCGCCGCATGGATATTCACTCAGAAAGATTGAAACAATTAAAGGGGACCAAATGAAAAACGAAAAATACGAACTAATACAAACCGATTTTAAACTCACGGTATTCGGCGTGAAAGTTTTTAGAATCAAAGCAAAAACTAAAATTGAGCGTTATGGGATACGAGAAGGTGAGCTCGGCGGTTATATCGAAAGCGAAAAACACTTAGACGTGTCCGGCGACGCTTGGGTGTACGGCAACGCTCAGGTGTACGGCAACGCTCAGGTGTACGGCAACGCTCGGGTGTACGGCAACGCTCGGGTGTACGGCGACGCTCGGGTGTACGGCGACGCTCGGGTGTACGGCAACGCTCAGGTGTACGGCAACGCTCAGGTGTACGGCAACGCTCGGGTGTACGGCGACGCTCAGGTGTCCGGCGGCGCTCAGGTGTCCGGCGACGCTTCGAAAACCCCTCTGCATATCATCGGTATGAAATTTCACATCACAATCGCAGACAATCAAGTGTCATGGGGTTGTCGAAAGTTCACATTTGATGAAGTAAAGAAATTTGAGCTCAAAGACTGCACTACGACTTGGGATGAAAGCGAATTCAAGCTGAACAAGAAAATAATAACAGAGTCGATTCGATACTATCGATCGGAAGTGAAATAATGACATCACTAGACGGACTACATCGAACCACGATGTTTACTGAAACTAAGAACGACGATGAAAACGAAATGCTCAAGGCGACTCGTAAATCACTGCAAGAAGCTAACGACAGAATCGAAACTCAACGGCTAAAAATACATGAGCTTGAGAATGAGTTAGTCAGCGCAAAAGAAACTTGCGTGATTCTATCTAAAAAAGATCCATGGTGTCCAGTGTGCGGTGATAAAGCAAAAGAACGAGCTCATAGATTCGCACAAGCATGTCCGCCATTTGGGAATTAACATGACCCGCACATCCAAAGAAGAATACATCCGCGTGCACTTTCCACACTACATCAAGATCAATGCGCTGTTCGATCAGTATGAAGTGAAGAAAATAACTGAGGCCTTGATTTACGTTGGCCTGATGAAAAAACGCCACCGAGATCAGAACTATGAGAGCGTGAAAAACATGATTCTAAAAATGCAAAACAAATATAAACAAAACATCGTTAAGGACAGAGTGCCGACGATTAAGAAAGAAAGAATTTAACCGCCGAAAGGCACAACAAGGGGAATAATATGTCAGGACGTTTTGATTACGTAAAATACGATGATCACGCGCAAACAAATCAAGAGGCTTTCAAGTCAATGTTTAAGGAGCTTGAAATTCATGTGGCTAACTCGCTTCCAGCAGGTCGCGCACAGTCTCTAGTTTTTAATAAATTAGAAGAAGCTTACATGTGGGTAGGCAAAGCAATTAGAGATCAACAAATTAGCCGTGGCGGTTCTGCTCAATTGCAAGAACAGCGAACGAATTCGTAGAGGTGAATATGTACTGGACACATAAATCAAAATACAAAGGCAAAGAATTTCTGGGTAACTATGAATTCTCGAAGATGAAACAAAAGCGAGTATTCAAGCTTAAGAACGCTAAATCTGGCGTTGAGTTAAAAGAATACGCAGCGCCGATTAACGCTAAGAAAGACGGCTGGAAACTAACTAAATAACAGACCCCCAGGTCATGATTCAAAACAATAACGTTTTTGGATATGCAGACATGGCCTGGGGCTAACAAAGGGAAAGAAAATGAGTATTAAAGACGTTCCAATGATGACCGTTGATGAGGTGGAAATAAATTTGAATTCGCTTGTCTATCTCGGCGATTGGTCGAGTGGCTATAACTTCAATAAAGAAGGTGAAGTTAAGATAGATGCGTGGCGTGTAATATCTGTCGACAATTCACATAGGCATTTCAGGATTCGGTCTGCAAAAGGATGCGAGCGTGAGTTTCATTTTTCTAAAGGATGTTCGCGTGAAAATCTGTTTGGAACTTTGAAGGCTTGCAAGGATCGAATAAGAAAACAAATCGCTGATGACCTTGCGAAATGTAATCTCAAATTACAAAAGATCAAAGACACTCAATCGCACATACGCGCAAGTATGGACGAATTAAATGATCTCGAGAATATAAAATCGCCAAAAGCGGTAAAAGTCTAACGGAGAAAATTTTAGATGCACTCATACGCATACGCCGCATGGCTAACACTACAACTAATCGGATTCGCTATTTGCCTTGTGCTGATGGCGCTTACTGGCTTTTGTGTTGTGGCCTGCCTATGGCCCTGTGACGTGCTTCTGAGAATATTTAAACGCCTTCGGTCACGTAAACCTAAATTAGTAGGTGTTGAAACAAGCGTGGCCGTTGGCAATAGAGGATAGAAATGAGTGAAGTAAATTTGATACCAGAAAAACAAATGAAACAGCTTAAAGAATTGGTCAGTGATAAATTTGTGTCGTACTACCAGCGCAACTATCCAACCTTCGGCAGTATTCACCCGGAATTGTACGAGATTCCTATTGATATGACAAAAACAGTCAAAAAACTCACTCGTAAAATGGAAGTCGCCGACTTGTTTAATAAAAGTACGTCTAGCGAACAAGAATTGCTCGGTATTATTTTTGGCCTTGAAAAAGAAATAGCGGATCTGCGAGTTCTTAAAGATAGCATAGGCCATATTAAAAATTTAATTAAATGAACAAAAGCGGCGCGGGGACAACGGCTAAGCTAATCGCTTTCTGCATGGTGCAGAGTAGTGAGAAAATGAATCCGCGTCGCTGATAAAAGAGGATTTAATGAAAAAAGAAATTACAGTAACACAACCAACAAAACCGATACCAGTTCAAATTATGGCTCAGGCTATAGTTGATATATCTAAAGCCATGAAACAAATTAAACAGTCTCGCTTAAAAAGAGATGTGATTCTAATTTTGTTGAAAGATAAAACCGGGTATTCAAAAGCCGCTGTAGGGCAAATTTTAGATGCGCTAGAACAGCTTGAAGATTTGTACTTAAAACCAAACATAATTTAAAAGAAATAATTTAAAGCGGCGTAAGGCAGAACTAGATTTTTGGATATATCTTCGGCGTTTACATATGGTATCCGCTGAGGTTTTAAACTTGCGCCGCTGATTTAAGGAATGAGTATGGAAAATAAAAAAGGATACGTCGAGGTAATTTCTATTTTGGGAGAACATGGAAATGGAGATCTTTGGTTTGATACTAAAGACCCCGAAACACCGAGAATTTTATTCGATTATATTATGGATAATTTTGAACACAGTGAAAATTACGAAATTAAAATTACCAATGTTCTTAAAGAAGATTTCGACAGAGAAGAATAAATAAACTTGCGGGATGATGATAGCGGCGTTGCTGACGACGTTTGTCTGTGAAAGGACCGCTGATGCTATGTCCTATCATCGTCCTGCTTTAACAATTTGTAATCAGTGTCGGCGGTCTTTCGGGACGCTTCTGAATGAGAGTGAAAAGCCGATATACAAAACTCTTCGCAAGCTGGCTATGTGTACTTAGTCGAAGCTGCCCGACAGATCCAGATCCTGGCAGTACTTTTTTAACGAGGTGAAATGTGAAAATAAAAACTTGGCATAAAGATATGTCATCAGAAGAAACTCAAGACCTAGCATATTGGGAACGCAACGTTTTAGCGCTTAAATATGCTGATGGTTATTACGAAGATACCGAGAACAACTATCCTGGCTGGCTAAGAGTTCTATCACTTGAAGGCGGCAAAA